GCAGCAATTAAGGGCGCAGCTAACAAACTAAACGCGAGAGCAAAGGTGTAAATCATGGCTAATGTAATGATTGATATTGCAGCGGAGTTCACAGGCAATAAAGCGTTCAAGCAAGCAGATACTGCTACAGATAAACTTAGTAAAAATGTAAAGAAATTAGCAGCTACTTTTGGTCTGACATTTGGAGCAACTGCTGTTCTTGCTTATAGCAAGGCTGCCGTTAAAGCAGCAGCAGCCGATCAGAAGGCTCAGCAACAATTAGCCCTAGCCCTTAAAAATGTCGGGCTTGGTAGAGATGCAGCAACTTCTGAAGCGTACATCCAGAGACTTCAGAGCGAGTTCGGCATTGTAGATGATCTGCTTCGTCCAAGTTATCAGACTTTGGCGGTTGCCACACGCGATTCGGCTGAGGCTCAACGCTTGATGGGCATTGCTTTAGATGTAAGTGCCGCCAATTCTTTGGACTTAAACGCAGTCACTAAAGCCTTGAGTCGTGCATTCTTAGGAAACAACACAGCACTTTCCCGCTTGGGCGTAGGTATCTCAAAAGCAGATCTTAAATCCAAATCTTTTAAGGAAATTACTGATCAGTTATCTGCAACCTTTGCCGGATCAGCAACAGCAGCGGCAAACAGTTATCAAGGTTCGATGGATAAACTGGCAGTTGCCACTGAGAACTTTAAGGAATCTATCGGTGTCGGTTTAATCGAAGCCTTAAACATTCTCAATGGTGAACAAGGACTTGCTAAGACAACTTCTGAGATAGATAAGCTTGGTATTAAATTACAAAACGCCACTATTGGTGCAGCTTACTTTGTAGATGAATTAAAGAATATACCTCTTGTTGGTGGACTTTTATCATCTGTGCTAAGTAAAACTGTTGGTGATCCATTAGGCATTGTCACATTGTTAAATGCATTTGAGAAGTTTAAGCAAGAACCAAGACCTTTTAGCACACCAATGTCTATCTCAGGTCAAGTCCAAATCAGACAACAAGCGCAGATTACTCGGCTAACACAGCAGCAGGCAGCAGCTCAAGCCAAGATCACTAAGGACAAGAAACTCCAGCAAGCAATCGACAAGGCTAACCTTGCCATTCTCAAGGGTGAAGAAGTCTTTGACATGGACAAGATCCAGATTGCAGCAGCTCTTACTAATCAGGCTGAGCAACTAGGCAAGGCAACAAGCGCATCCCAGGCTTTACAGATTGCTAGCGATACTGCTCGCCTAAATGTCAAGCAGTCAATTTTGGCTCTTGAAGATGCTATTGCTGCCAAAGATGAAGCAGCCATAACTGCTGCAACAAATAAACTAAACGCAGATCTTAAAGTGCTTGGTGTTTTAACTGGTCAAAGTATTAAACTTTCGGATATTAAGTCTATTCTTGATAGTCTAAAGCCAAAAGATTTAATCAACCTAGCTAATTTAGATGCTGCAATCGCCAAGATGATGGAATTGCTAAAGCTGCAAGGCACTAAAACTCTTACGCCAACTCAAGGAAATACTTCCGTGCCGTCTGCCGTTTCAACACCTTCTGCAATTTCAAGCCCGACTGCAATAGCAGAGGTGCTCACAGGCATTGGATCTAACCTTAAAGAGTTTACTATTCTTACAGATGGAATTGCTAACAGTTTCCAGAAGATAGAAGATGTTGGTGCTTTTAACGCTTTGACCAATATGTATGCAGGTGGTGCAATCAATCCGTTCAATGCTGGATCATTCCGAATGGCAGAGGGTGGATCGACTTTTAGCTCTGGTGCTGTGGGTTCAAGAGATGTAAACATCACAGTCAATGCTGGAGTCGGTGATCCAGAGGCTATTGCTCGAGCTGTAGAAGATGTGATCCGTCAGTCATATCAGCGAGGCACTAGCTCTACAGGACTTCTAACAGTATGACATGGCTTCCAGAATGGCGCATAACAGTTGGTACTAATGTTTATACCAATGTAACTGGGGTAAGTATTACTACAGGTCGCATCGATATTGATCGCCAATGCCAAGCAGGTTATGCTCGCATGGACATCATTAACTCGACCAATGCTCTCTTTGACATTGATGTTACAGATTCACTGACTTTAGAGCTCAAAGACAGTGGTGGTACATATGTGCCTGTATTCGGTGGCACAGTCTCAGACTTTACTACTTCAGTCAGAAGTCCAGAAGAAGTCGGTTATGTAACTATTGGCACAATTCTTGCGGTCGGTGCTTTGGCTAAACTTCCCAAAGCAATCTACACAGATTCTGTGGCACACAATTTAGATGGTGAGCAGATTGCTATCATTCTTGAAGATCTATTAGTCGGTGAATGGATTGAAGTAGCACCTGCCCTTCAATGGGTTAATTACGACCCAACTACCACATGGGCTAATGCTGAGAATGTGGGCTTGGGCGAGATTGATGCTGGGCTTTACGACATGGATAACCTTAGCGCAGCAGATCGCAACACACAGACTTTAGTCCAGCAGATAGCAGACAGCGCACTTGGCACTCTCTACGAGGACAAGCAAGGGCGCATAAGCTATGCAGATGCGGATCATAGAAGTAACTACTTAGCAGCTAACGGCTCAACCCAGTTAGACGGCAACTACGCGTCTCCTGCCAGCGTTAAGTCAATCTTACAAATAGGCAAGATCCGTAATAGCGAGATCGTGCGCTATGGCAATGACTACGGCAGTACATACTCAGCCACAGACGATGCTTCGATTACTACTTATGGTCGCTACCAAAGAACATTCGATTCCAACATCCGCTTTCTGGCTGACATCGAGGACATCATCGAACGCGATCTAGCCCTGCGTTCAACGCCTAGAACACAGCTTGACCAGATTACTTTTAGACTTGACAATCCTCTTATGCCAGATGCTCTTAGAGATGACCTTATAAACCTTTTCTTTGGCGAGCCAGTAGTTATCACCAACCTGCCCTTCAATATGTTCGAGGGGTACTTCTCAGGTTTTGTAGAGGGCATCTCTATGAGAGCCACACCAACTTTTGTGGATGCGACTATCTATGTCTCACCTACAGACTTTTCTCTTATTGCCCCGACATGGGCAACAGTAATTCCTACTAACACCATCTGGAGTGGCGTAAATGGTACACTACAGTGGTCTAAAGCGATCGGAGCTCTAACCTAATGCCTACTACCACACCTTCGTTCGGCTGGCCCGTTCCAGTTTCGAGTGATTTAGTTAAAGATGGCGCAACAGCCATTGAATCTCTTGGCGATGCTATCGATGCCTCTCTGGTTGATCTTAAGGGTGGCACTACGGGTCAGGTGCTTGCTAAGGCATCTAATACAGACATGGACTTTTCATGGGTTGCACAGGATGATAGCAACGCAATCCAGAATGCAATCGTTGATGCTAAGGGCGACATCATTGCAGCTACAGCTAATGACACACCTGCTCGCCTTGCAGTGGGCGCAAATAATACAGTTCTCACAGCAGACTCAAGCACAGCCACAGGATTAAAGTGGGCAACACCTGCAAGCGGTTCTGCTTTCGTTGGAGCATTAGCAACACGAGCAACAGCACAAAGTTTTAATACAGCAACTTTTACTGCCGCTTCCTTTACTAGTGAGTCTTTTGATACCGATTCTTTTCATGATAATTCAACAAATCCATCTCGTATGACAATCCCAGCGGGTAAGGGTGGTTATTATTTAGTTAATTTCCAGATGAATGTTTCAGGAACAACTGGTCGATTGATTGCTCAAATCAGAAAAAATGGCACAAACACAGCGCAATTCGAATGTGGAAACAACAGCAGCTTACAAGGTTGGCAAGCAAGTCAAATTGTTAATGTTGCCGCTGCCGATTACTTGGAGATTTATCTATACCAAGCATCTGGAAGCACACAATCATCTGATGCAGATAATACCACTAACCAATTTAGCGTTTATTACTTAGGAGCATAAAATATGACAATTTATGAAACTATCCTTTCTACATATCCTGAGTTGTCAGATGGTGATTTATACGCTCATGGCATTATTTTGCAAGATGACTCAGATGGTGCAGGTGCATACATTAAAGCTTGGAATTACTCAAAGCCAATTCCAGCAGGGTTAAAAATAGGCAAGTGAAGCCAAGACTTTCTAAGGCTGCGATCCAATTAAGAGAACAGTTCGATGAATCGTTCCCAGATCGTGACCGCGCATCGGATGGTTGGATCGGTGATACCCGACACGCTGCTCGCAAGTCAGATCATAATCCAGATGAGCAGGGCTGGGTTCGTGCCATCGACATCGATCGTGACTTATTTAAGGGATCAAAGCCAGACATCATGGGCGATCTTGCAGATCAGCTTCGTACCTTATCAAAGTCAAAAGCAGACACGCGTATTAGTTACATCATTTTCGATGGAAGAATCTGCTCTAGCATCCTCAACTGGAAGTGGCGTAAGTACACAGGGGCTAACAAACACATTAAGCACATGCATGTTAGCTTTAAGAAAGAAGCTGACAATGATGGGGCTTTTTTTCAAGTATCTATGTTAGGTGGAGAATAATGAATGAACTAAAGACAGCAGCAGGCTCATGGGCTAGAGCATTTCTAGTAGCAGTTATCTCAATGGCAGCAGCTGGGGTCACAGATCCTAAAGCTCTTATTGCAGCAGGCATTGCTTCAATCCTTCCACCTGTATTGCGTTACCTATCACCTAATGATCCTGCTATGGGCATCAAGAAGTGACACAGTCAGATTTCTTTACTCTTTACCTTGCCACCATTGCAGCTCTCGGTGGCTTGTCTGGCTATGTGATTACGCACCTGTTGTCTGAGATCAAAAGACTCAACACGCGAGTCGATGAGATCTATAACATCTTGCTTGACAGGTAACATTCTGCTATGGCAAGAAAAGCAACTAAGGCACTAGAGGAACAAGGTTACTCAAAGCTTGATGCTTATTGCATTGGGCTTTATGAGTATTTCTGCTCGCTTAAAAGAGCAGGCTTTGCAGAAGATGTTGCGATGTTCATGATTACTGAACCTCAGGCTTATCCGCATTGGATTTTGCCCGATGGAATACCGCCTGAGAAGTTAGGCGATTATGTAGATGAGGATGACGATTAAGCGAATCGTGGTCGTATCGGATCTTCAAGTTCCGTATCATGACAGGGTTGCAACCCGTAACCTTGCAAGTTTTATCACAAAGTTTAAGCCAGACCAAGTAGTGACCATTGGTGATGAAATTGATCTTCCGCAGATAAGTAAGTGGGAAGAAGGTCGCATGGGCTCTTATGCCCAAACCCTAGATGATGACCGCAATGAAGCTGTGCAGCTTCTCTGGGAGTTAGGCGTAACAGATTGCATTCGCAGCAATCACACAGATCGTCTCTATAACATCATCATGGCTAAAGTGCCTGCATTCGGTGCATTGCCAGAGCTGCGCTTTGAGAAATTTATGCGCTTTGATGAGTTAGGTATCACCTTCCATAAGAACCCAATGCCTATTGCACCTAATTGGATTGCAGTGCATGGAGATCACACACCAATGAAGCCACAGGGGGGCTTATCAGCCCTAGAAGCGGCTCGTAGGCATGGAAAGAATGTTATCTCAGGTCATACCCACAGAGCAGGGCGTTCGGCCTTCTCAGAGGCTTCTGGGGGTCGCATAGGGCGTGTACTACATGGTGTTGAGGTAGGCAATCTCATGGATTTTAAGCAAGCTGCTTACACAAAGGGCGTAGCAAATTGGCAACAGGCTTTTGCCATCATCTATATCAATAAGGCTAAGGTGCAGGTCGATCTTATCCACATCGAAAAGGACGGCACATTTATCGTGGCGGGAAAGTCGTACGGCAGACCTCGATAATCGTTATCGTTTTGTTATACAAATGTCCGCGATTTTGTCGGGTGGGCATGAGACTCTAATCTAGTAAGCCAGTCAAGGGCACTGGATGCAGATAGGTAGAACATGAACTCAATTACAATCATTGGGATTATTGGCTTATTTTTAGTCACTAATTTCATCTGGTACTGGCAAGGCTACAAAGATGGTAGGCGCGAAGGCTGGCACAAAGGTCGCAGCTTAGCCCGTTCGTTGGCAGATCATGCGAGCTAATGAAATTTTACTCACAGCCACAGACACGATCCGTGATCGTGGGCTATCGTATGGTCACCCTGCGGATAACTTGCAACACACCGCAATGCTCCTCAGTGCATACCTACAAACACCGATCCACGATTATCAGGTCGCAGGAATCATGGTGCTCGTTAAACTTGCACGAACTAATCAGTCAGCCCAGCACATCGATAACTGGGTCGATCTATGCAGCTACGGGGCACTCGCAGGGCAACTAGCAACAGAGGAGAATGAACTCTATGTTTAATTTAGCCGATTACGAACCAGTTGAGGTGAGACTTGAAAAGTTTATTAAGGATTATCCATCATTCCGCATTGCAACAGAGCTTGAAGTGGTCGAGGCATCTCGATACATTGTTAAGGCGTATCTATTTAAGAATGCTGAAGATGGCGTTGCATGGGCGACAGGGTA